CAAACGATTGGAACAGCAAAAGTTGAAAGCACTTTAATATGGTCGTGTCGCAACGGTATTAAGTCATCATTATTTAATATTGTTTTTTCAATTCTTAAAAACTTTTATGAAGAAAACAAAACAGTTCCTAATACCACTGAACTTAAAGCTCATTTAGTAACAAACGAACAAAAAGATGCTTTAAGAGAACTTGGTCGTTCTTTTGAACATATTGATAAAAGTTATAACAAAGATGTTTTAATTAAAAACACAGAAAGATTTTTGAAAGAAAAATCAGTTCTTTCAACTGTTTTAGAAACAAGTTTAGATGTTCAATCTGGCGATGTTGATAGTAATAAAATTTTAAAAAAATTTGAAAAAGCATGTAGTATATCTTTAATTGACGATATTGGATTTGATTATTTGGAAAACATAGAAGATCATTGTAATGATTTACAAAAGGTTTTTAGTACTATCTCCACTGGTTGGAAATGGCTTGATGGTAAAATAGGTGGTGGATTTATGTCAGAAGGAAGAGCACTCTATGTGTTCTTTGGTGTAACAAACGTTGGAAAATCAATTTTTCTAGGTAACATTGCCACAAACATTTTAAATCAAAACAAAACAGTTGTTCTAATTTCTTTGGAAATGCCTGAACAAGTATATGCAAAAAGAATATCTGCACAACTTTCAAAAATACCTTGGGACGATATGCGTCTTCAAATTGATCCTTTAAAGAGCTTTTTAAATGAATATAAAGTAAAAAATAAAAACTCAAAGTTAGTAATTAAAGAATTTCCTCCCAAAGGAGTTACTGTTTTACAAATTAAAAACTACCTACAAAGACTTGTAAAAAATGGAATAAAACCAGATGCAATCGTTATTGATTATATTAACCTTGTTGCTCCACCATCAAATGGTTTAAGTTCTTACGAATCCGTAAAACAAATTACAGAAGGTATTCGAGCACTTTCATATGATTTCGAATGTCCTATTATTTCTGCCACACAAGCAACTAGAGCAGCAGTTTCTTCACCAAATCCCGATTTGGATAAAACAAGCGAATCTATGGGCCTTTCTCACACCGTAGATGCCCAATTTTCGATTTGGTGCGAAGAATCAGACATTGAGATGGGTATTATTCATATGGGGATTGTTAAAAATCGTTTTGGTCCCAGACAATGCCAAACTCACTTAAATATCGACTACCCCACATTGTCTTTAACAGAACCTGATGAACTAATTTTAGAAAACTCAGTAAAAGCAAAAATACCAAACCTATCAACAGATTTAAATTCTAATATTGTCGATACTTTGAATTTTGTTGAAAAATTGAGCGAAACAGATGAAAATTAAATGATTTGATGTAAATAAACTTATGCAAAACAAAGTATATCAGGTCTTTACTTCAAAAGATTTGGATGGTGCTGCAAGTTTATTGACAGTCATGTGGTCAAAACCACAAGATACCATCACATACAAAGAAATAGCATATTACGATACAGACATTATTAAAGAATATGTCCAAAAAACCCACAACCCACCCAATATTTTAATTTTAGATATTTGTTTAAAAGAAAATTTTATAAATGATCTTGATCAAGAAAATATCACATTTATAAATCACCAAAGTAAAACTGAAAAATTTGTAAACCAATTCAAAAAAGCAAAATTACTTTTTGAAAATTATTCTTCAAATTGTCTTTTTATCAGAAACTTATTAAAAACAAAAGCACCGAATTTAACCGATGCACAGAAAAAATTTATTTTATTGGCAAATGATTTTGAGTCTCAAGAAAATAAATTCGAAGAATCTTATGATTTAAATATTATTTTTTGGACAGAATTTAAAAATGATTTTTCTAGATTTATAAATTTTTATAAAAACGGTTTCGTCCCACTCAATAATAATCAGTTAAAAATAGTTCATACAGCAAAAGAAAATGCAAAAAATTTGCTTTCTAAGTTAAAATATTATTCAGGAAGTTTAATTATAGATGGAACACCCAAGAAAGTTTTAGCCGTTTTATCTCCTTCTTTCAACAGTATTGCTATTGATTTTTTAATGAAAAAATTTGATTGCGATATATTATTTTACATTAACACCGAATCAGAAAAAGTAAGCCTAAGACAAAGAAAAACAAAAGATATGATTGATCTTGTTAGTTTTTCACAAAAATATTGTGATGGTGATGGTCATAGTTATGCTGCTGGTGGTGTGATAACTCCACTTTTTATGGAGTTGACAAAAAAATTAAATCCGCTATGATTATTACATCAACACAACAATTAGATGAAATTTCAAATCCATCGAATGCTTTAAACGTTGAAGAATTTGAACAAATAACAATGAAATTTGGTGCATTTGTTTGCATTTGCAAAGGTAAAAAAATGAACCATTTAAATTTTTTAAAATTTTTAGTCGATGATAAAAAAACACAAAAGATTTATTTTGCTCTTCTTGGAGAACAAAACTTACAGTCAATTATAAAAGCCTATTTAAGTTCTACGCCAAATGTATATAAAAAAATGTTTCGTTCTAAATTTAATAAAAAGAAAAAATGACTCTAACTGATACTGAAAAAAAAATTTATAACATTTATTTAAAAAATTCAAGAAAAGGACAGCCATATCAACCAAGAAAAAACTTTGATGACTTGGATCCAAATACAATAGCTTATTTATTTCGTATTGGTAGCTTTTTAAAAAGATACCACCACATTGATTGGAACGAATACTTTGAATCTTTTAATTCTTTGTATCCAAATGAAAAATATCCACCATTAAATTATTTTGTTTCTAGAAGTGCAATTAAAAATTATGCATTATATCAAAAACAAAAAGAAGATAGAGATCCTGAAAAACAATTTGATGAAATTAAAAAAAGCATGAAATTTATTGCTCATTTTTGTTTACAAAATAAAATTTATTTGGAAGATTACATTTATCATAAAACGGGTTATATGTACTCTTGGTTAAATCATTACAGAGAACATAGAATTAACCCATATAGTTTAATGGAAATTGGTAATGTTTTATTAATTTTAGATAAAGTTCCTAAAGACGAGTTGTATTTGTTTGCTACAAACTTACAAGAGAACATTGTAGCCTTTAAAAGTCGATATATACAATCACCGAAAACACAAAATTATGTCAAAAAAATCACAAACGTCATTAAAGATTTTGTAAAAAACCAATTGACTAACAAATAAAACCTGTTAAGATAGTAATATTATGAGTAATAAATACAACGAAAGCCTGTTTGATTCCCTAAAGGAAGCACTCACAAATAAAACCAATACCGAATCCAGTTTTAAGGATTTCTTAAAGTTTGAACCAGAAAATACATATTTGGTTCGTCTTCTCCCAAATATGGAAGATGCTAAAAAAACCCGTTTTCACTATTTCCAACATATTTTTGACAGTGTTGTAACTGGTAAAAAAGTTTCAGTATTGTGTCCTAATACATATGGTGAAAAGTGTCCAATTGACGAATATAGGTCCAAAATGTGGGCAACAAAAAACCAAGATTTAATTGATCAAGTAAAACCATTGAAGAAAGCTGAGAAGTGGCTTTATAATGTTTATGTTATTAAAGACCCAAAAAATCCTTCAAATGAAGGACAAGTAAAAATCTTAAATGCGGGAGCACAACTCCAAAAAATTATTCAATCAGCTATTGATGGTGATGATGCTGCTGAATTTGGATTTAGAATTTTTGATCTTTCTCCAAAAGGTTGCACACTTCGTATTAAAGTTGAGAAAAACGATGGTGGATATCCTTCATACGTTTCATCTAAGTTTGTTTCCCCTTCAGAAATTGAAGGTTTAGATGATTATGATTCTGTCTATTCCTCTATTAAATCATTAGACAATATCTTTGAAAGAAAATCATATGATGAAATCAAAGAGATTTTGGATTTCCATTTTTTAGGAAAAGAAAAAGAAGAAACTAAAAATACTAAAAAATTTGATGATGAATTTACTGTAGAAACAACATCAAATAGTTCTGAGCAATCTTCTGATTCTGAAGAAAGTCTTTCAGACCAAGAGAAAAAAATGCAAGCAATCTTAGCGGATTTGTAAAATGAATCCTCAATTGGAAGCACTAGAAGCTGCAAAAATAGCAGCAATGGTAGGCTCTCAACTCAAACAAGTTGATAAGCTTAAAATTGATGGTCATACTAATCCAGCAAATAGGATTAATTTGAATCAATTTATTGCTTCAGTTCATAATCCAAATATACAACCACAACAAAATGTATCAAATGTTCCTCATGGATTTGCACCACCTCCCTCTGAGGAACTGGTACAAAGAATGGTTCCAGATATTAGACCATCAGTACCAGTTACACCATTGATACCGCAACCTCAACCAGAACAACAGTTGAGCACTTCGACTTCTTTTAAGAGTATAAGCGAAGAAAGTAAGCAAAGTATTGAAAATTCTTTAGAAAAAATTAGTAAAACTCTGGAAGATATGCTACAATTATTAAAAGCAAAAAATAATGAGCAGTGAAACATATATTCCGACACCAAAATCTTCTTTAGAAAAAATTTTAAAACCAATTAATCGACTTACAGAAAGTTGTGTTTTAAAAACATCAGAAGATGATTTATATACTGTATGTTCTTCAATGGACAACAGTATTATTCTATACGCAAAAACTAAATTACCTGTAAAAATAGAAACATTTAAACTTAATTTAATTAACATTAAAAAGTTTTTAACTGGTTTAGAATGTTTGGGTGATGACGGAACATTTAAAATGTTCTATAATAAAAACAATTTAGTTTGTCAATGTATTGATACTGTTAGTGGAGAAAACACCCATTTTAAATATCATTTAGTTGATGATAATATCATTAAAGAATCTCCAATCAATATTGAAAATATTGCAAAATTAAAGTTCAATACAACATTTGAAATATCTTTACCAAAGCTGAAGCAAATTATGTCCGCTTATACTTTTGTAAATGAAGTTAATAAAATTTATTTTTATACCAAAGATAAAAAAGTTTATGCGGAAATTGACGATAAAACATTACAAAACGTTGATAACGTTTCATTGTTGTTATGCTCAGAATTTGAAGGAGAAGATATTTCAGATCCACTTTCTATCAAAATAGAAATTTTTAAAAATTTGGCTGCATACAAAAATCCAATTAAAGTTAAGATAAATAATGAGTTCAAAGTTTTTGTTTTTTCAATTCAAGAAGACGAAAATACAGAGTTAAAATATATAGTATCAGCACTTGTTAAATAGATTTG